AGTCGAAGACCGTCCGCAACATGGCGGCCGCCCCGACCGGGAACCAGAACGCCCTGACCGATGTGATGAACATGTTCTCCGGGTACGGCTCGCCGTCCGGGGTCGAACTCTAAACGAAGGAACCACCATGCCTTACATGAAGTCCGGTACGAACTTTCTTTACGACAGCACGACCAACGACGTCGTCGGCATCAAGGACGATGACGGCAGCGAGCTGTACTTCCAGATCATGCGGAACGAGCCGATCTACTTCGCCTCGACCGCAGCCGTGTCAATCGTCGCCCCTGCGGCAACTTTCACCACGCTGACCTATGAGGACAGCAGCGGCAGCGTTCGTCTGGTGAGCGCCGGCGTGCATGGCCTCAACAACGCGGTCGCGCAGAACAAGCTCGTTCGCGTCACCTGGGCTGGCGGTACTGGTGTCAACGGCCTGTACACCGTCACCGACGTCAGCGCGGATACCAAGAAGATTACCATCAACTACCCGTTCGCTGCTGGCCTCGGCACCCCGACCGTGTCGGTCGTTGGCACCGACATCACCCTCGGGTCGGCGACCATCCCGGCGAACCGAATCAAGCTCGGTATGGAACTTGAGATCGATGCGCTGTTCGCGATGACGGGAAGCGCAAACAACAAGACCCTCAAGGTCAACATCGGCGATGCTGGATGGTATTCGCAGGCGGTTGCCGGATCGAACGTGAGTGTGTCCCTTGACAAGCAGGCGTGGGCGAACACCGCCACGACCCTTGTCTCGAACGCCCTTGCTGCCCCCGGACACGGAGCGTCGACCGGAGCGAACGTCACCATGACGCCGACCGGCGGATTCGGAATCGCGCAGACGTTCGCCATCACCGGGCAGATCGCGACCGCGAACGAGTTCATCACGCTCGAGGCGTGGAACCTCAAGATCACCAGCACGTAACGGGAACCGTAAGAAATAGACGCACAGATATCTTTCGGCCGTGAGCCAGTACGACCCTCTCGACCTGCGTGGGCAGGAGCGCGACAAGCAGAACCGCGAGCTGCGCGACAGGTTGGCGAGGGAGGCCGAGGAATCGGACGTCAAGTGGCTCATGGCGAGCAGGCGCGGCAGGCGGATCGTCTGGCGCATGCTCGACCAGGCAGGCGTGTTCCGGTCATCGTTCAACACCAACGCGATGACGATGGCGTTCTCGGAAGGCGCACGGAACTCGGGACTTCGGATGCTGGCAATCGTCCACGGTTGCTGCCCCGAGCATTACCCGACCATGATGAAGGAACAGACCGATGAGCGAACCAATGATGATGGAAACGGCTGAAACCACCACACAAGCCGCTCCTGCATCAGAGTCCCCGTCCGGCGTCGCGGCGACGGCCGAGAAGCTGTACGGGGGAGAGCAGAAGGCGACCGCGACCCAGGACTCGCAAGCCGCAGATGCGGCCGCTGCGAGCAAGGCCGAGGCGACCGATGCGAAGACCGATGCGCCGGCTGCGGACACCAAGCCGCAGGGCGCGCCGGACAAGTACGAGTTCAAGGCCGAGGAAGGTCGAGCGTTCGACCCCGAGGTCATGGAGGCGTATAGCACGGTCGCCAAAGAGCTGAACCTGTCGCAGGAAGCCGCGCAGCGCGTCCTCGACGCTATGGCCCCCAAGATGGCCCAGCGTCAGCAGGCGCAGATCGAGGCCGTTCGAGCGGAGTGGGTGACCAACTCCAAAGGCGACAAGGAGTTCGGGGGCGACAAGCTCTCCGAGAACCTCGGCGTTGCCAAGAAGGCGCTCGATGCGTTCGGCACCGCCGAACTCCGCAGTCTGCTCAATCAGTCCGGCCTGGGCGATCACCCGGAGGTGATCCGGTTTATGTACCGCGCAGGCAAGGCGATCAGCGAGGATCGGTTCGTCGGTGGCGCTCCTGCCGTTGGCAAGGGCGCTCCGAAGGGCTTCTCCGATTTCGCTGACGTTCTTTACTCAAACACCTAATCCCACGAAAGGGGACAAGCAATGGCAACTCTCTCGACCAACAACCTGACGCTCGCCGATTGGGCGAAGCGCACCGATCCCGAGGGCCGCGTTCCGGTCGTCGCGGAACTTCTCTCGCAGACCAACGAGATCCTCGAGGACTGCGTCTTCAAGGAGGGCAACCTCCCGACCGGCGACCGCGTCGTGATCCGCACCGGCCTCCCGGCCGTGTACTGGCGCGCGCTCAACCAGGGCATCCCGAGCAGCAAGTCCGTGACCGCGCAGGTCGACGAGGCTTGCGGCATCCTCGAGGCTCGCAGCGAGGTTGACAAGGATCTCGCGATGCTCAACGGCAACACGGCGCAGTTCCGCCTGTCCGAGGACGTCGCGTTCCTCGAGGCGATGAACCAGACGCAGGCGACCACCCTGTTCTACGGCAACCCCGCCACCGACCCGAAGCAGTTCCTCGGCCTCGCGCCGCGCTACTCGGACATCGGTGCCGGCTCGCCGAACAACTCGCAGAACATCCTGTCTGCCGGTGGTTCGGACGCCACCACGAACACCTCGATCTACCTCGTCGTGTGGGGCGACAACACCGTCTACTGCCCGTTCCCGAAGGGCAGTGCGGCCGGCCTCATGCATGAGGATCTCGGCGAGCAGACCGTCTACAACAGCGATGGCACGCGCCTCCAGGCCTACGCCACCCGCTACCAGTGGAAGAACGGTCTGGTCGTGAAGGACTGGCGCTACGTCGTCCGCATCTGCAACATCAACACGGTTGACCTGATGGCGCAGGCAACGACGCAGCTTCCCAGCGCTGCGACGGCCATCATGAAGCTGATGAGCCGCGCCCTGTACCGCATCCCCAACATGGCGATGGGTCGCGCCGCGTTCTACATGAACCGCACCGTCCACAGCGGTCTTGCGATTGCTGCGCTCGACAAGAGCCAGTACGTCCTCAAGATCAACGAGGGTCTTTCGCAGTTCGGCACCCCGTATAGCTGGCTGACTTTCCAGGGCGTGCCGCTCCGCAAGGTCGACGCCATCATCAACACCGAAGCCGTCGTCTCCTGATAGGGGACAGGAAGGAATACTCCCATGATTACTGATCGTCTTCTCGTCGTGTCGGGTACCAACAACCCTGGTTCGGCCATCACCGGACAGGGGCCGATCACGGCCAACGCCAACTCCACCGACGTCATCAGCCTCGCAACCGTCACCACGGCGATTGCCAACAACGGCGGCGCTCGCGACATCGGAATGGGTGAGAACCTGTTCATGGTGTTCACGGTCGTCATCGCGTTCGCCGGCACCGGAAGCGTTGATCTCCAGGTCGTGACGGATGACAACGAAGCTCTTTCGTCCACGACCGTCATCGGCTCGACCGGCGCCATTGCCGTCGCAAGCCTGACGGCCGGAGCGCAGTTCGTTGTCCCGATCCCGCCCCGGATCGCCAGCCTCGGCGAGCAGTACCTTGCTGCTCGTTACGTGGTCGCCTCCTCCCCGACGACCGGCACCATCCTTGCCCAGATCGTCGAGGATGTGCAGGACGGTAGGAAGTTCTACCGTTCCGGCTTCTCGGTGGCGTGATAGGAGACTCCGATGGCGAACGTCAAGGCAAAGGTCGTCTGCTTCGTGGACAACCACTATCGCAAGGAAGGCGATGTGTTCCAGTACAACGGCCCGTTCAACGGGAACCTCGAGTATCTGGATGCCCCCGCGCAGAAAGCAGAGGCAGAGCAGCCTGCTCGCAAGCTGCGAAAGCCAAAGACCGCCGCGACTGAAGCATCGGAGTGATCCTCGGATTGTGACTTGACAGGAGGGGCGTCGGCGGGAAACCTCGACGCCCCTCCTGTTCCTACGGGAGCAAACATTGGGCTACGTTGGCAAAGATCCAAAGAGATGCACGCGCTGTGGCGAATTCAAGCCGCGTTCGGATTTTTCCAAGCATGCCGTTGCAAATGGTGGAGTTCAATCAACTTGCAAGCCATGCTCTTCAATTGTGGCAAGAATTAGAGCAAAAAAAAATCCGATACGAAACGCCGAAATTCAACGCAATTCCAAGTTGAAGGCGGCGCATGGAATTACCGGAAGCAAGTATCAGGAAATGCTGGAACAACAGAATGGCAAGTGCGCTATTTGCAATACGGCAGATCCAGGGGGTCGAAGAGGATTGTGTGGCCCAGTGTTTCACGTGGATCATTGCCACAGCAGCGGAAAAATCCGTGGTTTGCTTTGTCACTCATGCAATGTCGGACTCGGAAATTTTAAAGACAACGTGATTGCATTGGCAAACGCCATCGCTTATCTCGGAAGGAGCGAATAACGTGCCATCCGTGACGGACATCTGCAACCTCGCGCTCGCACACCTCGGGGACGACGCGACCGTCGCCAGCATCGACCCTCCGGAGGGATCGGCGCAGGCAGAGCATTGCGCGCGGTTCTACCCCATTGCGCGCGACACCCTCCTCCAGACGCACGCATGGAACTTCGCCTCGCGCCGAGCCTCGCTCGCGCAGGTCACCATGCCATACACGATGTGGAAGTACGCATACGCGGTTCCCGGCGACATGATGACCGCCGTCGCCGTCCTGCCGCCCGAGGCGCAGAACGACTACGCGACGCGCTTCTCGCCGGCGGAATACCCGTACTACAACGCGAACTTCTCGCCGATGCTCGCCGCTGGGCAGTACGTGCCGCAGCGGTATGCCATCGAGACGGACACGCTCGGGAACAAGGTTCTGTACACCGACCAGGAGAACGCGCTCCTGCGGTATCAGGCGCTCGTCAACGACCCGACCAAGTTCGACCCGCTGTTCACGATGGCGCTGTCGTGGCACCTCGCGTCGATGCTCGCCGGCCCCGTCATCAAGGGCGACCAGGGTGCGGCCGAGGCGAAGAAGTGCGCGCAGATGATGCTGCTGTATCTTCAGCAGGCGCGCGCGTCCGACGCGAACCAGCGCGACGTCAAGGTCGAACATATCGTCCCCTGGACTTCAGGACGCTGACCGATGCCAAGCACCCGGACGTACTATCGCTCGTTCGCAGGCGGCGAGATCAGCCCGGAGATGTTCGGGCGCATCGACGATGCCAAGTACCAGACGGGCGCATCGACGATGCTCAACTTCATCGCCCTCCCGCAGGGCGCGGTGGAGAACCGTCCCGGCCTCGCGTTCGTGCGCGAGGTGAAGAACAGCGCGTCCGCGACACGCCTGATCCCGTTTCAGTTCAGCCCGACCCAGACGCTGGTCGTGGAGATGGGAGCCGGGTACTTCCGGTTCCACACGCAGGGAGCGACCGTCGGGCCGGGGACTCCTGCCGCCTACAACGGCGCGACCGCATATGACGTCGGCGACCTCGTCTCGAGCGGCGGCGTGAACTACTACTGCATCGCGGAAACCACGGGCAACGCGCCGCCGGATGTTGCGTACTGGTACGCGATGCCGGCGGGGATTCTCGAGATCCCGAACCCATACGCGGCGGCCGACCTGTTTGACATCCACTACGTGCAGAGCGGCGACATCGTCACGCTCGTCCACCCGTCCTATGAGCCGCGCGAGCTGCGTCGGTACGGGGCGACTGATTGGACTCTGACGAGCATTATATTTGATGGTTTGAATGATTCGCCTTCGCCGATCACCGGAACACCGTACCGTGGCGGGGCGTTCAACATCACGGCGGTCGCAATCGGCACTCCGGGCGTCTTCACGACGGTGACCGATCACGGATTCAAGAACGGCGACGTCGTCTTCATCGGCGAGTTGACGTTCACCAACCCGAACACGATCAACAACAACTTCTACACCGTTTGGGACGTAACTGTAAATACATTCAAACTCAAGACATACGACACCGGGCAGCAGATTAACACGGGGACACTCGGTACATACGTCAGCGGCGGCTACGTGCAGTTCGGCTCAACCGCGTACCCGAAGCAGACGTACCGCGTGACGTCGGTCACGGCAGATGGCCGCGAGAGTACGGACATTCAGCTGCGATCTGTCCGAAACAATCTCGATGTTCCCGGCTCGTACAACGCCCTTTCGTGGCCGGCAGTAGCAGGAGTTGCCTCGTATCGAATCTACAAGGAAACTCCTGGAGCTATCTCGGCTCTGATCGGGACGACGACGGGTACATCTTTCGAGGACAACAACATCGCGCCGGATCTTGGCGTCACGTTCCCGAGGAATGACAACTCGCTCGTTACGCAGTACCCGAGAGCGGTCGCCTACTACGAGCAGCGACGGGTGTTCGCCGGCCCGAATGCGGCACCGCAGTCGATGTGGTTTACGGAGTCCGGAACCGAGAGTTCCATGATCTTCCACACTCCGCTGCTTGACACCGACCGCATCAACATCAAGGTCGCCGCGCGCGAGAACAACACGATCCAGCACCTCGTCCCGCTCACGCAGCTGCTGGCGCTGACGAACGCCGCAGAGTGGCGCGTCTCGCCGATCAACAGCGACTCGCTCACGCCGACCACGATCTCGGTTCGTCCGCAGTCGTACATCGGATCGAACAACGTGCAGCCCGTGGTCGTGAATAACGCGGTCGTCTACTGCGCTGGTCGCGGCGGCCACGTGCGCGAACTCGGCTACTCCTGGCAGTCGAGCGGGTTCGTCACGGGCGACCTGTCGATCCGCGCGGCGCACCTGTTCGACGACCTCGAGATCGTTGACATGTGCTACGCGAAGGCTCCGCAGCCGCTGCTGTGGTTCGTGTCAACGAGCGGCAAGCTGCTCGGGCTGACGTACATCCCGGAACAGCAGGTCGGCGCGTGGCACCAGCACCAGACTGACGGTGCGTTTGAGAGCTGCACGGTCGTCTCCGAGGGAGACGAGGACTATCTGTACGTCGTGGTCAACCGCACCATCGGCGGTTCGACGAAGCGGTACGTCGAGCGCATGGCGTCGCGCAACTTCGACGCGCTCGAGGATGCGTTCTTCGTTGACAGCGGCCTGACCTACGACGGCACGAACACCACGGCAACGACCGTGACCGTCACGACCGCGAGCGATTGGACGCCGGCGGCGACCCTCACGATCACCGCCAGCGCGACCACGTTCGCGTGGCCAACCACGACCGATGTCGGGGACGTCATCGTCCTGACTGACACGGACGGCACCAAGTACAGGCTCACGATCCTCTCGACCACCTCCCCGACCGTTGCCACGGCGAGCGTCGACAAGACGCTCGGCACCGCGTTCCGTGGCGTCCCGACTACGACCTGGGCGTGGGCGCGAGACACGGTCGGCGGCCTATCGCACCTGAATGGCAAGACGGTGTCGATCCTCGGCGACGGCGCGGTGATGACGCAGCGCGTCGTGTCGTCCGGATCGGTGACACTCGACCGTCCCGCGACTGTCGTGCAGGTCGGTCTGCCATATCAGTCCGACCTGAAGACGCTTCCGATGATTATTCAGATGGAGGCGTTCGGGCAGGGCAGGAACAAGAACCTCAACAAGGCGTACCTGCGCGTGTATCGCTCGAGCGGAATCTTCGCTGGCCCGAGCGACTCGAAGCTCATCGAGTTCAAGCAGCGCACGACCGAGCCGTATGGCTCGCCGCCGGCATTGAAGACCGAGGAGATCGGCATTGACCTGAAGCCGTCGTGGAACCCGGACGGATACCTGTTCGTGCGGCAGTCTGACCCGCTGCCGCTGACCATCGTCGGGGTCACGCTCGAGGTCGTAATCGGAGGCTGACATGGCACTCGTACAGGCACCGTTCTCAACAAGCCCGACCGGCCCGACATGGACGCCGAGCCAGAACTGGACGTACACGGGCGACGCTAGTGCCGCCCCGAGCTGGGCGAGCGGCGTGGCGCAGGGTCTGGAGATGGCCGGCCCAATCGTCTCGATCTTCGGTGCCGTCACCGGGGCCATCGGGTCGTTCTATGCGGCGCAGAGTCAGCAGAACCAGCTCCGCATGCAGGCGCAGAACCAGGCGTTCGCTGCTGAGATGGGCCGCGTCAACCAGCGCGCGGCGAGGTACACGGCCGCCGAGATCGGTCGCGCGGGGCAGGAGCGGACGAGCGCGTTCCTCGCGCAGCGGTCGCAGGCTCGCGCCGGCGCACGGGCTGCGATGGCGAGTCGCGGTCTTCAGCTCGGCGTCGGCTCCGCGAAGGAAGTCATCGCGAGCATGGACATCACGACGGAGATCGACCGCCTGTCAATGAGCGCGGCGAACGTGCGCGCGCAGGAGGCGGCGAAGCTTCAGGCGTTCAACATCGGGACGCAGGCAATGATGAGCGACATCTCCGCGCAGAACCTGCGCGCGACCGCGAACACCATCTACCCCGGACTCGCACTCGGGACGAGTCTGCTCGGAAGCGCCGCCGACATCGGCAGCAACTGGGCGCGCAACAAGCGCATCGAGGAACTCCTGTCCGGCGTGTCAACGCAGAGGCTCTGATCCATGCCGACCGTACCTACGACATTCGTTCCGCAGGTCGCACCGCAGGGCGGCGGCGACATCGGCCAGTTCGCAGCTCCCGGCGTCGCGCCGATGGAGAACCTCGCCCCGAGGCAGCAGATCGAGCTGGGGCGCACGATGACGCAGGCCGGCAATGTGGCGTTCCGCGTCGGCTCGAGCCTTCAGGACGCGCTCGACGAGGCGGCTGCGAAGGAGGCCGACGTCGCCGTCCTGACGCAGTTCGGGGAACTCTCGAGCGCCTACCTGTCAACGCAGGGGAAGGAATCGGAGACACAATTCCAGGCCGCGTCCGAACGCCTGTCGCAGATCGGCGCGACGGCGATGGACGGACTCCAGACCGAGACGCAGAAGCGAATGTTCGCGCCCGTCCTCGCGCGCAACATGGCGTCGATCCAGACGCGCATGGTCGGACACCGTAACGAGCAGGTCAAGCAGTACAACGTCAAGGAGGGCATCGCCCGTGGCGAGATGTACGCAGACCAGGCGGTCGTGGCCTACGCCAACAAGGACGCCATCAACCCGATGACGGGCCAGCCGTTCGGGCGCGACGAGTACGACGTCAACATCGGCGTCGCCCTGAACAGCATCCGCTCCGCTGCTGCCGAGATGGGCATCCCCGCCGACTCCGCGCAGGTGAAGCAGATGGAGCAGCGCGTGTACGACAAGGTCGCGACGGGCGTGGTCGGCGACCTGATGCGGCAGAACAAGTACGCCGAGGCGCAGGCGTTCCTCGACGAGATGTCGGGCATTGACCCGAAGACCAACGACACGCTCCGCAACTCGGTGGAAGCGAACCGCACGCGCACGACCATTGAGGAGCTGACGAACAGCATCCGCTCGCAGGGAGTGCTGAACGCCAAGAGCGATCCCGAGACGTATGGGCAGGTTGCCGGCGAGACGACCACGCAGCCCGACACGCTGCGGCAGGCGCTTGATGTCGCGGACGGAATTGAGGACGTCGAGATGCGCCGCATGGTGCAGGCAAACCTGCGGACGCAGTTCGCGCAGGACGACGCCCTGGCGACTCAAGAGTACCGCACGCAGCTTGAGAACATCGAGCAGTTCCTCTCCGTCCCGACCAACGGCATCGGTGACGTCGACCCCATCGCGTGGGGCGCGCTGAAGCCGACCGACAGGGAACGGCTTCTGAAGGGCGAGAAGACTCGGAATGACGAGCGGGTGATGGATATCCTCTACACCGACCCGTCGAAGCTGACTCCGGAGTTCATGTCGGAGAACTACAACAAGCTCACGCCCGAGACGCGCCGCAAGCTGTTTGACATGCTCGCGAAGCCGCAGGCGATTCTCGACGCCACGGTTGACGCGCAGCAGGTCAACAGAACGCTCATTGACAACGGGCTTTCAGACCTTGCCTCCGCAGAGAAAAGCGACAAGAAGAACTGGGAAGCGTCCGTAATTCTGCGGCAGAACATTCAGGAAACCATCGCGGCGAAGCAGAGTTCACTCGGTCGCATGATGTCGGATGCAGAGAAGCAGCCGATCATCGACCAGGCGATTCTGGCGCTTGGCAATGTCAAGAATAAGTGGATGGGAATTGATTGGCTCGGGAAAGACCTCAAGCGTCTGCCTGTCGCCGCAATGAGCGCAGAGCAGCAGAAGAACGCATACATCGAGATCGAGGGCAAGGAGATCCCGCTGCTTCAGGCGCAGGCAGAACACATGGAAATCCCTGATGCCGAGATACCGAAGATCCGCAAGGCGTTGCTGGATGAAGGCATGACTCGATATACGTGGATTGATGTCCTGAAGATGTGGTACGAGAAGAAGGGCAAGAAGTGATCGACGAAGACATCAACGAGCGCATGGCCCGACTCGTCCCCCAGCCCGGAGGCATCGGCGAGATGCCTTCGCAGATCCCGCTTGGCATCAGCATGACGCCGACGTTTGAGCGACCGAATGCCGCTCCGGACATTGACACCGATTACGCGGACGCGGCACGGCGCATCGCCGACAGCCGGCGCACGCAGATGATGTCGTCGCTCGTCAACATCACGGCCGTCGATCCCGATAGCGCGGCACGGTCGCAGAAGCTCGGCTCGCAGTTCGGCGTCGGCGGCGACCTGGCGGCGCGGAACGCCGAGGAGCTGCGGCAGCGCGCGTTCATTGACAGCATCTCCGGTCGCGACATGCTGCGCCGGAACCCCGTCCTCGCGGACTACATCGCGCAGCGTCAGTTCGCGGAGATCGCGCACGACGACGTTGACGCGCTCGCGAAGACCGAGCAGGAGTTCAGCAAGGGCTGGTTCACTCGTTTCGTGTCCGAGGGAATCGCTGGCATCGGCGAGGGCTTCGGCCGCGCGGTCGCGCAGGAGGAGATGGCCTCGATCTACGCGCGGCAGCGCCAGCGCGGCGGTCGCCTTGAGGTCTACGAGAAGGCGGCGATTGACTCGTACCGCCAGGAGATGGCAAAGGGAGGCGAGCGCACCGGGTTCCTCGAGGAAGCCACCTACATGGGCGCGCAGCAGCTCACAAGCGCTCCGAGGATCATCGAGGCAGGCATGATGGGCGCGACCGCAGGAGGCGGCCTCGGCCTCGTCGGCGGCCCCGCCGGGTTTGCCACCGTCCCTGCCGGCATGGCGACGGGGTTCGCCGCCGGCCTTGCGGCAGGCGCATTCGAGAACTCGCGCCGGCTTGAGACGGCGATGCTGTACGGCGAGCTTCAGCCGGAACTCGGGCATGAGTCTGCCGACCGCATCGCGACCACGGTCGGCATCTTCAACGCCGCTCTCGACACCGGAGCGGCGGCGCTCGTCGCCAAGCCGTTTGCCGGGTTGCTGCGCGGGGCCGTGCGGCAGAAGGTCAGCGAGTCGATCCGCCAGCAGACGACGCGCGCCGCGCTCGCCAACGCCGCGAAGGCATACGGCATCGGAGTCGCCGGCGAGGTCACGACCGAGACGGTGCAGGAGCTGAACAACGTCATCGGCTCGGAGATCGGCCGATACCTGGCCGACAAGCCGATGATGATTGAGACGGAGGAGGGGCGCGAGGCCATCGCTACCCGTCTCGTTGACACGTTCGTCGCGACCGCGATGGGCATGTCGATCATGGGCGCGCCGGGGCCGGCGGGGCGGCTCTACGTTGACACGCGCGCCGCGAAGCAGGGCGAGCAGCAGGCCGCCAAGCTTCAGTCGATGGTGAAGGCCATCGCCGACAACAAGCTGCTGGCTCGGTCGCCCGAGCGCCTCGAGGAGTTCGCCGAGTCGGCCGTCGAAGGCACGGACTCGGAGACGACCTACGTCAACGCGGCGGTCATGCACGACATCCTGCGGCAGTCCGGGATCACGGAGCAGGAGATGGACACCGTGCTTCCCGGCGTGCGCGCGCAGCTCACGGAGATGCAGCAGAACGGCATCGACCTGGGCAACAACGACGTCACGGTTCCGACCGCGCAGATGACCGTCCGGTTGCAGAAGACCCCGCTCCTGAACCAGATCCTGCCGCACGCTCGCCTGTCGCCCGACGCGATGAGCATCACCGAGGTGCAGCAGTTCGAGGCGAACCGCGAGCAGCTCGTTGCCGATGCTCGCCAGATCATGGAGACTCGGCAGGAGACGGACGCCACGTTCGTCGCCGAGGCGCAGGCCATCGAGGAAGCAGCCGTTTCCGAGATCATGTCCACCGGACGTTTCACGGACATTGAGGCTAGGACGCTCGCCACAATCAGGCAGGCGATGGTGGTCGTTGACGCTGCGGAAGCCGGAATGACTCCGCTGCAATATGAGCGCGAATACGGAAGCCCGTTGCGCGTGCAGGGAGAGGTTGCGCCTGTCGCGCCGCTCGAGCAGGCCGACCAGTTCGATCAGTCAGGGCAGCGCAGGACGAACACGCCGGCGTTTAGGTCATGGTTTGGGGAAAGCAAAGCAGTTACTGAAACCGGAACGCCGTTGCTGATGTACCGAGGTGCATACGAAAAAATCGTTGAACCGCGAGTAATGACATCCGGCGGAATCTTCATAACGCCGAGTCGCGATCTTGCACAGCATTATGGCGACGAAATCATGGAGGTGTTCGTCTCCGTCCAGAAGCCGCTTGATGTTTCGCAAGCAAAGCAAATGTCCCTGCGGCAATGGAAAAAGTTTTTGGCAGCTCGCGGTGTTGATGTTTCGGAAATCGTGTTTGACAGTTCGCTTGGCAATAAGTATTCCGACCCGGGAGTAGATCAGCTTGCTGGCGGAACCGAAACTATTGGCGGAACGATTCGGTACAACTTCTATGAGTTGCTCGGCGAGAATGATCGCTGGAATGGCGATGGCAATCTTCGAGAAGAACTGCAACGCCAGGGATTTGACGGAGTCATTTCGCAGCCGGAAACAGCATCAACTGTTGATACTCCGCAGCCCGTCTGGATTGTCTGGAATGGCAACCAACTGAAGTCTCCGAACAACCGAGGCACGTTCTCGCGCGCCACGGCAAACATCATGCAGCAGGCCGCCACGCTCGACGCCGATTACCTCGCGGCGGTTGAGCGCGGCGACATGGATACGGCGCAGCGGATGGTGGACGAGGCTGCGAGGGCGAGCGGACTTACGGAAATCGTGTGGAGAGGAGATCGGAACGCAGCGCAAATCACGGAATATCGCCGGGGCGCACGCCGTGAACCGGGAATCTTTACGACCACAAATCAAGATGTTGCCGACAAATATGCAAACAAAGAAGGTGGTGCAAGACGGTTCTATGTTGGTGGACGAACACTTGATTTGACGCGTGCAACACCGGAAGCAATAGCGTGGATTCGCAAATGGGCAGAAGATGGAGAATGGGATTTCATTGATAGGTCTACTAGTGAATCCGTATCACCAGAAGACGCCGTATTGAGCGGACGACTATATAACTGGGAAGGAACATGGGGTGGCCGAAGATGGAAAGATATTCAGGCAACTGCTGCGGAAGATGGATATGACATTGTCAAGTTGATTGACGAAGACAAGGATGCGGTAGATGGAACATTCATTTCTACTGTTGTCCTAAACGAGAACAAGATCAAACTCGCTGACCCCGTCACCTACGACGAGCAGGGCAACGTCGTCCCGCTGTCGCGCCGGTTCGACATCACCAGCCCGAAGCTGTTCGAGCAGGCGGCTGCCGGGCCAGCCCGAGGCGGATTCGACCCGCGCACGCTGAACATCTTCATTCGGTCGGGCGGGGACATCTCCACGATGTTCCATGAGCTGATCCACCTGCGGATCGCCGAGTATCTCCGTCTCGCTGCTGGTACAAATCCGCCGGCTCGCGTCGTTGCCGACTTGGACATCCTGTTCAAGTTCATGGGCGTAGAGGGAGACACGTTCGAGGATCGTCTTCGCAACTACTCAACGATGAGCATCGAGAAGCGTGCGCCTCTCGAGGAGAAGGTCACCTACAACGCGGAGATTTACATCTGGGAAGGAAAGGCTCCGAGCGTGGAACTGCGCGGAGTATTCGACCGCATGGCAGCATGGATGCGCCGGGCGTACAAGTCAATTCGCGATAACCTGAACGATATCTACCGGGACAAGTTCGGCACCGATCTCCCGA